AAACCGAGGTATGTGAGAAGGTTGGCGATACTGCTTTGACCGATTACGTCACGCCCGACTGAAGTAAGATCCGTCTGCGCTGCAGTATCTGCCCCGGTGAAATACGGAAGCTTATTCGCTCCTGTAGCGAGGCCGGCAAGTGCCGTCAGTGTGGCATCAAGCCCCTGAAAGTCCTTACCGAACGCGGTGGTCATTTTGGTAATGAACCCGCTCACATCACCATCATCCAGCACATCCAGCCCGCTTTTGTTGGCGGTATACTGAGCCATCGCAGCCGCGATAAAAGCAGCCTGCCGAATAGCTTTGTTGACCTGCGCGCTGGATGCTTTGCCTGCTGTAAATCCAGAAAGTAGAGCAGGCAGAGCTTCCCAGTCGGCCTGGGACATTACGTTTGCGCCAGCGCCGGTAGCAAACGGTTTAAAGTCATTTTTAGCCATTACAGTAATTTCCCCCATGCGCCATCATCAAATCCGGCGATGTATTCGTTGTCCATGTCAAAACCGAAGAATCGATTACCCTCTGACGGTGTTTCTACCGAAGGTGTTTCAACGTCACCGGCCCATACGCCAGCGGCTTTAACGGTGAGATAGCCCTGCTTGATAGCCGCTATAAGTTCGAGAGACACTTCAGAAATGTCAGTCTCGGGAAATACCCAGACCGAGATCGTCATGTCCTGGTTGTCGACGATCTGCATCCTCAGGCCAGAACCTGCAGTTGCAGCGTCAAGGATGGGAGGCAGCGAATCATTGCGGCCGTCCCAGTTGTTGATAGCTATTTTCGCCTTAAGTACGATGCGGTATGTTGCATCGCTCAGCGTTGTGTAGCCTGAATCGGGGTCATACGGGCCTTGCCATACGCCCTGGTCATATCCCAGCCCGTCAGTGTCCCAACTGAAATAAACACCGCTTATCGGCTGGCTAACGATGCGACTGCGACCAATCCAGAGGCCGAGTGTATCGAGCTGGACGCCGACGGCGGTATCGATGTCGAAAGCGCTTACCAGTCCCCGGGTGGCGGTAGTGATATCTATCAGTGGCCGCGTGCTCAGGTCGACGTGATCAAAAAATTTCGGCTTCGTGGCGTGATAGTTGGTGATTAAGTCCGTGTACTTGCTCATGACGTCACCGTTAGAACAATGTTTTCGGGTTTACACGACGCGGATTCGTTATAGGCGATGATGATGTTTGCCGCCGCTACGCTACCGGCTGATTTGCCAATCAGCAGCTCCTGAATGTCGTAGTAGCGCGCGTTGCCGCCACTCACTACGCCGAGGTTCGCCGGAGAATAAATCCTGCTCAGCAGCACATCGTCGCCGATCGTCAGCCCGTTGATGTAATCCGCGACGGCCTGCTGAATCTGTACACCTATTTGCGACGTGTATCCGGTGAATGCTTTCAGGGTGATATGCCCGTAAATCGGGACATCAGTAGACCGCGAGAAGCTGATCACGTGTGGGTTGCCGTATGTGTCCGGTACCGTGACAGATGTCGACCCATAGGTGGCGGTTCCCTGCCCTTTGTTTCCCCGGATTGTCTGGGCTATCTCGGTAACATCTCCTCCATCAACGATGGCGGAAATGGAATGAGGCGGTAGCCCGTTGCTGTCGGTTGCACCAGTATCATTCTCGTAGAGCTTGTGACGCGTCACGCCTGCAACGTTGGCAATCGCACCGTCGACACCTTCAAACGGTGTGAGGGATGGTAGCGCTACGCTTTGTCCCTGCCTGATGCGCAGCTCTGCGTCGGTTTCAGCCGGTGCGCCTACGGTGGCCGCTGCTGGGTTGGTTACTGAAGCCCAGCCACGGGTCGGCGTGTTGATAGTGGTAATCGTCCCGGCCAGCGCCGCAACCGCTCCGCTGTTTGAACAGGTTGCAGTTACCGTCACGGTACCGCCGACACCGATGGTCACCGAGGCAGGAAGCCGCCAGATCACGTTATTCGTGTCTTTCACGGAACCGTTTGTAATGGACGTCCCGGCAGTACCGGTCAGAACCAGATCCACGGTAGAGTTCGTCGCCCCCCGGCGCGCGATACCGTTAATTTTTACGTTACTGGTCAGCGCGGCGCCGTAACCTGTTGCAGGTGAAAAGCAGTTATAAACGGAGATGGCCGTGTTATTGGCATCGTGAATAGCCAGCGCTACCAGCGCCACCATCTGGCCGTCTTTGCTGTCTGGCTCCAGATAAGCGTCACTGCCATAAATCTGCTGGAAATAGCTCGTCAGGGTATCGAGTATCGTCTGATAATCAGGCGCACTGATCCCCTCAGCGGTTACCGTTGCCGATAAGCCGAGTGTGTCCAAATTGAGGGCCATTTATGCCTCGCTGGTTACTGTCGTTGTTCCGTAGATGGTGTCGATTTCAGCGAAGAACTGGACGCGGCGCGTCGTCGTGTTCACTGTCGTATTGAAAGAGAGGATGGATTTAACGCCCCGCGTTTCGAGGATGCGCTTACGGATCGCTAGGTTATAGGTTTCCGGCTTCTGCTTACCGAGTACGGACTGAATCCACGGTGTCCCTTCGGTGGTGTCGAGGAACCATTGCCCGTACCATAATTCGAATCGCGTTTTCACGGCCTGCGCCACTGCCTCCGGAGAGTTAATCAGCCAGGTATCATCGCCGCTGCCAAAGGTGTAATCACCGTCGGCATCTTCACGTCTGTATCGCATCAGTTCACCCCGTCTGTGTTGCTGGTGCCGTGCTGCACGCCGCCGTGAGTGTGCGTATCATCGATTGTCTTGCCGTTAGCTTTAACGGTACCGATAAACTCGACAGCGCCGGTGATTTTGGATGCAACGCCAGAAGCAACAGAACCCACCATTCCTCCCAGCCAGGACAGGAGCCCGTGAATGGTAACTTTCGCCGAGAAGTCGGCCTGTGGGGTAACTACATCCAGACCGCCAGGCGCTACGATTTTAATTTTCTGCGTAGTGGGGTTGAGCTCAAAGAACGTGCTTCCGTCGTCGCTGCGCAGCTGAGCGGCCCCCGTGCTGATTCCGCTGATTTTCTGCGCCTGTGACTGCGGCCCGACGATACAGAACGCATCCGATAAGTCATGCACCCGGTCGTCGACAGGCTCCTGCACCCCGCCGTTCTGCCACCAGAAATCGATACAGCGATCGGCGAAAATAACCAGGCATTCATCACCGGCTTTAATCGGAAACGTTAGCGTGCATCCCCCGCCGCGCGGAAATACCACCGGCACATCCACCAGCAGCGGGTAATTTTTGGTAATGCGGTTCCCGTCGTTATCCGTTTCAACCGAACGGATAGCAGGCTGCACAACCGCCGTAACCGCATCAGGATCGAATGACTGAACGATGCCAGGCAAAGCGACACGGATCTGGTTCTTTGTTGTGTCCCGCTCAGATTTGAATGTTTCGGCAAGGTCGCCGCTGCGGGTCTGGTCAGATACTGCCATTTTGTAGGCTCCAGAAAGCAAAAAACCCGCCAGGTGGCGGGTTTATGAATCGTAGGTTTTCAATTTTTCGAGTTCATCAGGAGGAAGTTCTATGAAGGTTTCCTCGGCTAATTTTATCAGCCTGGGAAGCATCGAATCAGCTTGCTGATGAGCGTTTGGGCTGATGATTGCCAATATCTGATAGTGTTCATCGATATAAAGATGCTGAGCAAATACCAAAAAATTATTACATGTCCGTTCACTTAGAGATGCTTCTGGAGGCCAGGGTTTATCGCCAGGTAGCTTTAAGTGAATTTTCCTGATGTTGGCAGCCATCGCATCATAGTTACGTTCAAAACCGCCTAACGAACCAAAACACCAGAACTGGGAACCCTTTGAAATATAATCGGCAAGCATTTGAGCATACTTATGTGCTGCAGCTAAATGACGCAATTCTCCCGTGATACTGACTTTTGCCATGTCACATCCATTTAGGGGCGTCGGCTCCCAGCATCTTATGCGATGTTGAGATCAGTTCAATCGCCTCTTCACGGGTAACATTCTCTGACAAGAGTTCAGCCTGGAAAGGCTGCGATTGCCTAACTTCAGCGGCCAACTGAGTTGCAGTGTTCTCGACGGCGGTCAATGCACGAACATATTTGCGTTTTAATGGGCGCAACATTTGCAGATGGCCTTGCCACATAGGAGACCTTTCCGCTTCAGAGAACATATCCACTAAATGACCTTTAGCATTTCGGCATGCCTTAGCAAGACCTTCGAGGTGGGATAAAAACCCTTCCGGAAGCTCATCAACAATGATTCTTCCATTTCGAAAAGCTTCGAGATGAGACATGCCTTCCTTCGCGGTATTTTCGATTTCTTGAGCGCGTGCAGCAATCGCGGTACAACGACGAAATGCCTCTTCAGCATCTAATCGTTGTGGCAGTTCACAAGCATTAGAGATCAGGGGTTTGAAAGCACCGTTAACAGCTTCCTGAACCTGATTCATTTGTTGTGTAATTGTTGCCAGCGCAAATGCGTAGCTAATCGCCATACCCAATCCCTCTGTCGTTTTAAACGACTATACACCACTTATTCAAAGTTAGCTGAGCGCTAAAAGTTCGCAAAGTTTAGTGATCATGTAACCACCTAGCAAGCGATAAAAAATCATTATTTAGTGAATGTGAACAAACTCAACACTATGCAGAAATGTAACTTTTGGTTAACCAGCAACCTTCTTACACGGGAAAGATCCGATGATTTTCGGCGCGTCCATGCTGTTCTGCAGAAGCTGGACGTTCAGAAAAGCTTTTCCGTTACGCTTCACAAACTCAAAGCCGTAATTGTTGCCATCACGGGAAGGCATCAGGCCCATGTCAGTTTTAACGTTGTCCCAGTCATCTTTCTTACCAAGAAACTTTATCTTCTGAGATGTAACCTGTTCGCCGTTGATTTTCGTCCATCCGTTATCAGCTGCATGAAGTCGATATCCGCCACATTGCAAATCAGCGAAAGCCGCTGGGCAGGAGAGAATTAACGAAATTGTAAGAACTAACTTCAAACGCTTCATGAGTAAATCCTTTGCTGCGCTGAGGACGAGAGTAAATCCGCCGCGCCACGCGCTTCGCACATCATATCCATGTACCACGCCTGGCCCCTTGTGTCGCCAGTGTACATAATCCCGCGCACAATATAAACGCCATCCGTTGCGATGCTGGCAGGTTGCGCCGTGGTGCCGCTTAGCGTGATATTTCCGTCCGTGTTCTGGTCGGTGATCTGCCCACCAGCCATAGCGATATCGTTGTTCGACAGCGCGGTGCGATACACGGAAGCCTGATCCAGCTGAATAATCCCGTTAACCCGGATATTCGGGTTAATCAGCGCGCGGACGTTTACGCCGTTGCCGATGGTCTGCTGTGGCATACCGATAAGCCCGGTGGCGCTGTTGAGCACAATCGCATCGTGAACATATTCGTTATTCGCCACCATCTGCCGCTGGCCGTCAACGAATTGCCATGTTGCCCCACATTGTCCGGCCACGTTATCCATAAGATGCCGTGTCATGCCGAACAGCACCCGGCCCCGGGGGAACACGGTAGCAGGCATTTCAGGCGTAAGGCCTTCGGTCGCGCCTTTGGCCTCGAAGTCTTTCATCAGCGCACGGTTCACGTCTGCGACCGTGTAACCGGCGGCCAGCGTCTGCGAGGTTATGCTGGTGGCAAACGCCAGATCCGTATCGGCTGCCTGAATCAGGGCGTAGGAATCAATAGGACTGTCTTTACCGGTGACCGAGTAACGAATTTCACCGCTGAAAATCAACCCGTAGTTGCGGCCATCACTCTGGCCCACGTCCGCCGCGTCGACTTCGCGCACGGTCCCGACGTCGCTTGCCGACACCTCCGGCGCGATACCGTCATAACCGGCAATCAGCCGCACTTTCGAAAACTCCTGCCCGGTGATGCGGTTCACCGTATCAGCTGACAGGTTGTAGATTTTGAACGTTCCCACCCGCGACGCGCTGCTGATGTTGAACCAGTCGATCGTAAAGGTCACTTTAAAATCGCTGAGCTCAATCCCCTGCCCGTTATTGTCCACGAGCTGCAGCTCGAAATGTCTCATCCAGTTCTGTGACATGCTTACTCCGTTGATACCAGTAAATGACTGCGGCCGCCCAGGTCGGTTTTCGTCGGATAATCCTGTGTGCTGTCGTCACAGACCACCACCAGCTTAAAGCCGAGCCCCATATAGCCGTACTGCGCCAGCAGGTCAGCGCCCGTGACGAGAGGAATACCGGAGATTACCGGCTCCCCTCTGTCATTCTGCAGGTCCATAATCCAGTACAGATCGCGCCAGGTGATACTAATCCGCCAGGTGGTCCCCGCCAGGATGATGCTGAATTGCTGGTTATCCGCTGTCAGCGGGATTTCCTGAATTGCCATTAGCCGAGCCCCAGTAATGACGCCGCGTTACCCGTGATGCTTTTCAGCAGTGAGGTATTTGGCGGCTTAGTGGTTTTGTTGCCGGTATTTAGCACCGCCGACGTGCTGGCCCCGTCCTTCATGTTGGTTTTATCCGCGACGGTGATCTGTTGCGTCTGCGAGATAAGAACCTCTCTTAGGGTGAGGACGGCAGACAGGACGTTTTCGGTTGTCTTGTCTGTCGTCACTTCCAGCGCGCGGATCAGCATGTTGCTGTACAGCCGTTTGCCGGTCACCACATCGAAAGGAATACGGCTCGCCTGCAGGTCGAGTATCTCCTGATACGTCTGCTGGGGGCTCAGCCCGAGCAGGCTGGTTGCCGTCAGGTTACTGGCAAAATCCAGCAACGATCCGCCACCAGCGAAACCGACCTCCATCACCACTTCAGACGGTTTTTTGTATGCATGGTCAGCGATAGCGGCCCCTACTTCCACGGGGTGCTCGGTTATCTCCAGCGTGTCGGTATGCTTCTCAGAAACAACGACGCTGGGGATAATCATCCCTATTTTCCGGCTCTGCTGCTGAAAGAGCGTAGAGAGAATATCCATTAGCCCACCTTCGTTTGATTACCGCGCATAACCTGGGCGTTTGCCGACTGCTGCCGACGCTCGACCTCGGTACCGACAGAACGCGGGTCACCACCACCGTAGATGTGATAGGTGTTCTGTTGCTGTACCTGAGCCCCGGCAGCGGGCATGTTGCTTAACACCTTCGGAATGTAGTTGCGGGTTTCCTGAGGCATAAGGGCCATACCGTGCTTCTGCACGTTCCCGATCCCCCAGTTATAAGAGGCCAGCGCCTTGCTCAGGTCACCGCCGTTCGCCTGCAGCAGCTGTGAGAGATACTTTGCGGCTGCCTGGGCGGCCTTCTCCGGGTCGAAAACATCGTTCCCGCGAAGCCCCATGTCACGCGCCGTACCGTCCATAAACTGAAACAGACCTTTAGCGCCAGCGCCTGAAACGGCGAACTGATTACCGCCCGATTCCGTTATGGCCACACTGCGCAACAACCCCTCCGGAAGCCGGTAGAGCTGTTCCAGGTTGGTAAGCATCGGCTGCATCCATCCCAGCAGTTCAGAGCCTGCTTTGGTTGGCTGTGGCCGCTTAACTGACTGGCCGAGCTGTTCAGGCTCATCATCACCAAACCAGCCGCGCACCGTTCGGCCCACGCTGCGAGGATCGAATCCCCAGTGCTCTTTAATCCAGTCGGCGGTACCGTTGGCGCTGTCTGTTACCATCGGCATCGCTGACGGATTTTCGCTGCCCTGATTAAGCATCTGTTTGCCGATGCTGGCGGCATCAGCCCAGCGGCCATCTTTAATGGCGTTGAGCAGGTCGGCGATCATGTTCAGCATTTTGCTGAACTCACCCATCTGATCAATGAAGTTGCTGAAATCCCACTTCAGGGACCATGATTTGGGGTCGATATTGAGCAGTTTCGCCAGCGCTTTCGCCAGTTCGTTAACGGTCGTTTTAAGGTCACGAACCATCTTCAGCGCGGCGTCGACTTCCGGCTTCCACTTGCCCCAGTCAATCAGGCTGTCCCCGCCTTCCTTCCAGGTTTGATAGTCCTCCCACAGAAGGGCAATCCCCGCCGCCAGCGCGGTAATGAGGCCAATCGGCGACATCCAGAACGTACTGTTCAGAATGCGCAGCGCAATCGTCAGCGCGCCGAACAACGAGATCAGCTCCCGCGTTTGCTTATCCAGCGATTGCCACCAGTTGATAAGGCTGGATGTCCCCTCAATAAGCCGGAAGAATAGCCGTCCGATAATGTCCCCGAGTGCCAGAATGCCTTTTATGGCTTTCGTCAGGGTTTGCTCGATGCGCGGGAAGTTATCCAGAATATGGCGGCGCAGCGTGTCCAGCGAACCCGCAAGGCCACCAGCAAGATTAGAGCCGATTTTGTCACGGGCCATGCCTGCCATCGCGCCGAACTCGCGCAGGGATGTCATGAATTTGTTGGAGCTTCTGGCCGCCTCGTCAGCATTGAAGCCGATAGCTTTCGCCATTGCGCTGTACTGCCCGGAGAAACCGCCCACACCCCGGCGCATCGCCATGAGGGTATTTTCGTCAATGCCCAGCATCTGCGCATACTGGTTAGCCCGGTAGTACGGCATGCTGCTGAGCTTCTGGCCGACTCCCGTAAAGATAGCGGCCATGTCGCGCATGTTGCCGCTGGCGTCACGGGTCTGTACGCCCAGGCGATTCAGGAAGCCTTCCGCGCCGGGATTGTTACGAACAAACCGGGAGAGGCTTTCCAGAGAGGTGCGCGCCGCGTCAACGCTGCCGCCCACCTGCGAAACCGCATAGCCAATAGACTGAATCCCCTGAACCGTCGCGCCGGTGCGCTGTGACGCCCAGTAGAGATTATCCAGACCGGAGGCGATCTTAGCCGTAAAGGCCACCACGGTAAGCGCGGCACCTTCGACGGCCAGCCCCATTTTGATGGCGTTTGCGGTCGTACCGGCAAGAACTGAGTCGAATTTTGACGCACCCGCTTCGTCGATATCGAAACCGAGCGAGACGAGGAAATCTTTAATAGTCTCAGCGTTCATTATCCTCTCTCCATTTCTCAATACGGCGCTGGTTGTCTGCCTTAACGGCCAGGTGGTCATTCATCAGCGCGATATCACACAGATCGACCGATCCATCCTTCAGCGCGTAATAAGGGATTAACCCGGCGTCAACCGGGTCAAGGAGATAAGACAGCCCGTCAGGCAGGCTGTTGAGGGTTAACCCTGAGGCTGGCCCGGCGTCGCGCTGGTAGGGCTCACGGGCAAAAAATTTCCCAGTGAATCGGCGACCACCCGCGCCACCAGCTGCAGCATGGTCAGCAGGTCGATATCATCGAACATCAGCTGACCGCTGTTGAATACCGGCGTCCATCCGTCCATGTGCTTACGTGATACCACGGCCAGGCACGGATGAATAATCGCGTTGGTATCTTCTTCAGTCAGGGAAGACAGTTCCTCAGCGATGCGCGGGAGCAGGGTTTCAAACACCGGTTTCAACTGTTCGAATTTCACGGTGTCGATTTTGCCATCAGCAGGCAGGTGGGAGCGAATGCTCCCGAACTCTGACATCATGCCCGCCAGCACCGGCAGCAGTTTGCGGGTCACTTTCAGCTGGTCAAAAACGCTGAGTTTTGCCACGCGGTAATCGTGGCCTTTGATTGAGCATTCCATCTGTTAAAACTCTCCGAGAACCTGGTCGATTTTGCCGCAGTCAAACACCCAGGGCATCGTATTACCGGCTTTAGCGTTGGCGTTATCCGGCTGTTTCTGGAACGCCACGCTGCGCGCCGTGATGATGTCTCCGCTTACCTTGTTGCGGATCACAATGACGTTGTTTCCCCAGGTACCTGAGGACTGACTCTGCGCGTTGTACGCCAGCGACAGCTTTTTGTTTGTCGGCGAGGTCTTCAGCAGGTTGACGGTTACCGTGCCGCTTTTATCCGCGTGCAGGCTGTGCATCACTTCGCCGTCAGCGCCGATGGTCATGGTATTTTTGGGGCCGCCCATTGCAACGGTGATCCCCTCCTCTGAACTGGCGGAACCGTAGCCCAGATCAATCTCGCCGGTCGGGCCGGAGAGGGACGCCGTGACGTCCATAAAAGAATAAGTAGCCATTCATGTTCTCCTTAGCGAACGACGTTGATCTGCACATCAGCGAAATGAACCGCACCCGCCAGCTTACAGGCCACCTGAATAACCGGTGCCTTACGTGCTTCACGGTCTGCCTGCGCCTGCTCGGAAATCGGCTGCGCGTAGACGTAATAGCCTTTTGTCAGCGTGTCGCCGGAATCCAGCTGCCCAATCGGGCCACCGTTCCATACGCCAGCAGCCACCAGCCCGTTCGTGACAGACTGATCCATTGATTTCTCAACGTTAGAAAGGAGGCGCGTAACACCCGCATCAGTCTGTGGGACTTTGGTTGTGCTGGTGTAGAGCAGGTTATACAGGTTGGTCTGAACGTAGTTCTGCAGCCAGTCGAGCCCGTGGCGCTCATCGAAGAAATCGCCGCTGGACATGACGCCCTGCTGCAGAATGGCCGTATCGTTTTCGTAATACACGTAGACGTTACAGTTTTTGGTATCCAGCGCCTTAGCCTGGCTGAGATCCAGTGTCTCGTAGGTGATACCCGGCTCCTGCTTGAATTTCAGGGTAATGGTCGTGTTACTGCCGTTGAAATTCACCGTAAACGCACGGCCAAAGGCAGACAGCGCGGCGTACTTGCTGCTGGTGGAATACTGCACAAACGTGCGACCGTATTTTGCCGCCTTCAGCTTATAGGCGAGATCGGTTGTGGATGTCGTGTTAATCGCTTCCGGGTCTTGAGTGGTAATTGCCAGAATTCGACTGAGGCTGGAAGCTTCAATCGCGGCGGCCACACTCAGCCAGTCGGCATCGTCGATCTCTTCATCATCGGCTACGCCCAAACCGTACCAGCTCGTGTAATTCAGTACAGCGTTCACGGCCTGCAGCAGCGTTTCCGTCGAACCGCTTTCAGCCGATACCAGCGTTTTAGCCCAGCGACCGACATACACCTGCTGAGGTTTCGGTGATTGCGAGAAATACACCGTAGCGGCTTCATATTCCGGGCTATCCACGCCGAAATCTGTGCCGATATCTTCCGGGGATGAGTAGAGGCGAATGCGCTCAGAAACCGGGATAACCGTTGAGCTCCCGAGAATGAGCAGCGAACCAAAGTTTCGACCAGTAGCCGCACGCGGCCCAATGATCACGTCGACATTAACGACGTTAGATACAGGTAATCCCTGCGGCATAATTTAGTCTCCGAAAAATGAGACGGGCGCATCTTGCAGCGTCCGGACGTTGTAGGTACGAATGTTTTTGCGGGACAACGTGATGGTGAGGTCATAGCGCCTCACCCACTGGTTATTAATGAGCTCTGGCAGGTTGTAGATAGTCCCAGCCTCCACCAGCGAAAGCCCCGAGCGATTCAGTTCGGCGTTGTTTTGCTCGACGAATATCCCCGCGCGGAAAGTTGATGCAGTGTTGGCCCCCAGAGGGCCATAGAAGCAGCAAATCACCGTTACCTGTTCCCATGTCCATTGCTCAGACTGTTCTTCCGAAACCTGAACATCGGACTGGCTTAACGGCTGGGGAACGGTAGTGATACCGAAGGCGCACCACGTTACCCCGTTGTTGGGGATCTGCGGCTGCGGGTCAGTCCATCGGGGGAAAACAAGCGCGGCCGGCAAGCCAGAAACGCCACGAATCCACCGGCTGATTTCACGCTCCAGCGCCTCGTCATACTGGGGGCTATCCCCGACAGGCGTCAGATACCCGCGTGCGGTGCTGTCGTTACTCAACTGGCGTCCCTCCGTTAAAGTCCACCAGCTCACAATGCGCCTGGACGAATCCGGCGCCGTAACTGGTGTACGGATCGACAAATGTCACCCGGTAAGCACGCCCGTTATAGCTCACGATATCGGCATCAAGTCGCGGGGCGCTGTCTGTACCGGGCTGGCCCTGGGTTAATCTGAACTGCGTCACGATGAGGATCGCGCCGCTGATGTTCTGGCCTGCTGCCATTCGCCTGGCTTCCAGAGAGCGGTCAACCGTCACCACGCCAGAGAATGGGATATCCTGAGCTGTGTTTTTAGTGAAATTGTCCTCGTCCATCGTCTGAACCTGCCGGTGACACACCAGACTGGTGTCCATGAAGTCGGGATCGAGAAGAACATCGCTCACATCGAGAAGAGGCATTATTTTTTCCTCACGACGTAGTTAATTGAGCGCAGCAGGTAACCGTGGGCATACAGCGGCTTTTCGCCGGGAATGCCCTCGGCCCTTCTGCGTTCGAGGGTTTTCTCAGAAAGTGGGTGCAGCCTGTCACCAGCACCGATAACGGCTTTTGCAGCGTCACGGGCAATCTGTCCGGCGCTCTCCAGCTCACGCATTGCTGCTTCAGTCTGCCCCTCCAGCGCGGCGGTTGCCGCTGCCTTGAGGTGTGCAGTGGTTCGGGGTTTTGAATCCTCGATCCCCATATCCAGAAAAGGACGCGGGGGGAGCGTGACCGTTGTACCGTCGATTTCCACCGTTGCGCCCGTCGAGTGGAGATAGCCCAGTTCCGCGTTATTAATCGGAGAGCCATCCTCACGCCCTGCCTTGTCCTCAGGTATTCCCACCAGCACATCCATTCCGGATACCTGCCGAAGGGATTCCAGAACAGCCACGGCGTTATCAGCACGAACCGTTAACCCGCTTTTCATAGCAGCTGCCTGCCACCAGCGCCGAACATCGACCACCACCAGTAGAACTCGCGCCCGTAGGTGGTGCTGTTCCAGAAACCGGCATCCGGATTGATTACCCCGGACACGTCATAGCTCACTGAAACCTTATCCACGGATTTAGAGGACACGACACCTGCCGCGCCATTGCTGTTCACTCCACCAGCGGCAGCGGCGGCCAGCGTGCGGCCGCGCAGCTCCGTATAGTGAGCGGTGAATAGTTCAGCAAGGTAGACGAACTGATCGCCCTGCACGTCCTGATTCAGGAGTGAATCAGCCTGCCCCAGATAGAAATTCACTGAGGGGTCAGGGTAGCGGGTTTTATCGGCGAACTCGGGAAAGTCGGTGCGGAACTGCTCGTTAGTCGGAAGGCTGCTGTTTTTTGGCATTTTTCGCGTCCCCGCCGGTGTTATCGGTTTTGTCCGCGCTGTCAGCAGGTTTATCGCCTGCTGGTGCCTGAGCGGCTGCCAGCTGCGCTTTCAGGTCTGTGTTTTCATTCCCCAGCGCGGTGATGGTTTTTTCATGCTCAGCCAGCTGCGCTTTCAGGGTGTTATTTTCTTCTGCCAGGAGAACAAGGCTCGCGGAAAGGTCTTCATTGCTCTGCTCGTTCGCCAGGTCGGCTTCGTCAATCGGGCGCGCATAGGCTTTAAAGGCCCAGTGGTCCTTAACTTCTTTCGGGAAAGATGAACTGTCGTGGATGCCCTGAGACAGCTCAAATTTAGAACCATCGGAAAAGCTGAGAGTCGCGCCACCGGAAACAACGTATTTCATGTTTTTGCTCCATAAAAAAAGGCGGGTTTCCCCGCCTGTTTCAGGTTAAGACGCCGGAACGTCCAGGTAAGAGATCGTATTGGAATACGGGGTTTCCACCTGGCCCAGCTTGCCGTAGTAAGTGGTCAACTGCAGCAGGCCGCGATACTCCAGCGGCGTATTCAGCAGAGGAACCATTGGGAAGCGAACGTATTTTTCGTCCTGGGTGTAAGCAACGATACGATGCGCGCCACCAGCTCCACGTTTGGAGGCCCACTTCATGGAGACGATATCAAGCGGAATACCGTTTTCCTGGAATGCGATAGTGTTAATTTTCACGTATTCCAGTACGGAGATATTCCCTGCAGAGGAAACCTTTTTGCTCGCCAGCAGGCCGAACAGCTCCGGCGCAAGACCGATTTTAGCCGGGCAGACCGCGTAACCAGAACGAACCCATCCATCAGACAGCACCAGGTTAATATCCTGAACAATCACATCCGGATCGGTAGTTGCAGTCCACGCTGCTGCTGCTGCAACAGGGGTAACATCCGGCAGGTTCAGCAGGCCTGCAACGCCGAGGTCTTTATCACCGATATAAACCTGTTCGTCGGTGTCCATGTTCCACTTCAGCTTCATGCCTTCGTATTTCTGGACATCAACCGGACGCCCCACTTTTTGGGCAGAAGCCAGCTCAAGCACCGTCCAGCCGATTTCCTGACCCCACTCGTTAAGGTTGTTACGGGTCGGATTAATATCGATCTCAATACCAGGAACGGCAGTAGCTTTTTTACCGATCCAGTTTTTACCGTTAGGGTTTGGGCCACCAACGCCGACGAAATCGGTATTAGTGAAGGATGACACTTCATCAGCGATAGAAATGTCGCTGCGCAGCGGCATGTCGCGTGACCATTTGTAGGACACTAAAGGCATGTTCAGCGTCTGATCCATGCGCTCCAGTTCGCCGACGAGAAACGCGCCGGTGGAGTCGATGGTCGCTCTGTCAATTGTAAACATTAATTATTCCCTCAGATGTTATAAGCGATTTCAATACGGCCGTCGGCTTCACCCGGCCCCATGACCTCTGCATTTGGCAGCTGAGGTGTATTTGATGCGGTAGAGTCCGGAGACAGCACAAAGGAGCCAACCGGGCTTTGAGTGGTACCACCAGCCACGCGAACGTAAACCGGATCGCCTTTTTTCGCGGTCGCCGCGTTGCCTGCGGTAGCAGTTACGCAGATGTAACCGCGTTTAAGGTTGTCACCAACCTGATTAGCCGTCACACCGATGTAAGCAAGGTCCAGAGCAGAGGTGATCGGGAACGGACGAACCAGAATCCCTTTCACTTTGCTGATGGTGTCGCCAGATTCCAGCGGAACGAATTTATCGTTCACGTATTTACCTGGCAGCCCGTAGGACGCGAACTGCTTCGTGTGGTCCAGGGTTACCGGCTCGATAGTGAGATCACGAGGACGGGTAACGCCCCCGGCAATGCCCAGAGGCATGCGCGTTAAATATGCAGTACCTGCCATGATGATTTACCTTATTTGTTTTTTGCCCAGAATTCGGCGTTGACCTTGTTCAGTTCTGCCGGGGAAAGGTGCTTAGTGCTGATTCCGCTGTCCGTGGTGCGGGTAGTGTTGTTCAGCGGGGTCAGCTGATTTTTCGCCTTATGCAGCGCCACAGCGGCAGTAAACACCGCGTCGACCGTAGCCTTTGGCGCTTTGTAGAAATCATCCACTCCGAACGATTTCAGGCTGTCACCGGTGCGCATTGCGTGATTCAGCACCTGACGTTTAAGGCTCTTATCGCTGGCAGGCTGGAAGCCAGGGCAGATAATTTCCGCATCGGCGATCAGGTTGCGCTTAAAGGCTGCATCACCCGTCACTTTGCGGTTTTCTTCTTCGTCTTCATCAGTGGTCATGTTGCCCGGGTCCGGATCGCCGTCGGTGGTTTTACCCTCCAGCTTTTCCAGACGAGCCAGCAACGCTTTCGCCCACTCCGGAATTTCTTCATCGCCGGTGCCGGTTTTGCCTTTGTTCGGATCGCCTTCGTCCGTAGTGGTGCGATTGCCCTCAGGTAAGGCTGTGGCCTGTGAAGGAATGTTGATGGTGATAGAGGAACCGGGGATTGAAGGCATGCCATCAGACGGCATATCCGGCGCTTCGTCGATGAGTTTTGCCAGCGCATCCTCATCTTTCGTCTTAATGGCCTGAGCCAGTTTTTTAAGCCATGACATTACAGGCTTCTCCTTTGTTGTTGATGGGATGGAATCCCCGATTGCACAGCGGCCACCAGCACGCCCCCGGTCGATGCCGACAGCGAGGTGGTTACCTGTGATTTGGTATTGCTTGCCCTTACCGGGTGCCAGCTGCTTGTACTGCGCTTCATAGCCACAGCTGACATCGGTCAGGCCAGAATTCACCGCGTCGATTGCTTCCTGCCGTTTAATCAGCACGTCAGCAATGAGCAGATCCGATTTATCGCCGGTGCCGCGCCGGACGTTCTGAATGTGTCCGTGCGCCAGCTCTGCGAAGTTAGAAGGGTTCACGAAAACGATGTTGCCCAGACTGTCCTCTGGATGCCCCAGCGTGACGGCTACGCCCTCAAAGCTCGCCATCGTCTCAGGGGAAAACACCTCGTCTTCTGTTCGCCAGACTGTCACCGTGCCGGTGCCGTCCGGTTCGAGGTCGATTTCCTCAGGTAAATAGACCTGCGTCCCTGTGCGTGCGATCGGCACGTCTTTACACAGCAGAGAGCCGTCCGCCTGCAGATAGCGCGTTTCGCCCAGGCGTGTAGTGAAGAAATATTTCATGGGTTACCTGCTCGATTACGGGCAACAAAAAGGCCGCCCGGAGGCGACCTTGTGAGATGGGAAAAATGTTCGAAATAACGGGCTATTTAACATAAGGGTTCTTACCCGCACCGACGAAAATGAACTCGATTAAAATGTCCTCTTAAAGCCGTAAAAGTAGCGATTAACTGGGTTGAAAATCGGCCTTTTCGAATACAACATTTTCATAACATTTCGCGGGTATTGCAGTTCGCATTAAATGAATGCTCAAAGCCGTATTTTTCATTTTCTCGGTGCAGGAATCTGTACTTCAGGCCAGCATTTGCAGTTCGGCAAACATCCGGCGTGTCCGGTCATACCGTCCAGCGTCGGCGGGTTATCCCAGCGCACAAATTTATCTTTCATCTTGCGGTGAGAATCGCGCGTTCCGGCCCCCTCGATACGCCACCAGTAGCCCTCTGATCCAACCGAAAGGGCTCTGGCCTGCGTCAGCGCGCCGGTAGCTCGTCCAATCTCTGTACGGGCAATCAGCTGCGCCCTGCTAGCGGCCACGTCACCGGAGGCCATGATCATCTCGTAGAGCTCGTCCGGACGTTCACCAGTGATAACCGCCTGCATTGCGCGCTGTTGTATGTCCATCACGCGATCAGCTGCTTCCAGCGGCAGGGACTTCATCAGCTGAATCTGGCGGTACACGATATCCTGCGCCACCTGCCCGACGGGGGTATTACCCACCACATCGCGCAGGCCAGCGCCGATTTCCTCTGATACCGATTTCCACTGATTCCATTCCTCCTGCTCGACCTGGGCAAACATCCTTCGCCCGACCTGCTCTGCCCAGTCGCTGATTACCTCGGAATAGTCCACCAGCGTTTTCGAAATGCTGTCAGCGCTGGCCTGTGAACCATCGTAGGTACCATCGACGATCTGCCCTATCTGGTTTGCTATCGCCAACAGGCTTTTTCGATACTGGATCTCCGAACGGCGGCGGAGGGATGGTTTCAGGTTCATCCTCCTCCCACTGGGCCTTCGCATCTTCTATGTCCTCGTCAGTGATAGAACCACCGATGCCAATCACATCAGAAATGTTCCTGAGGTCGTTAAGCGCTGCTGCAGGTGGCATCCCGAGGTCACGAACGGCGGTACCGAGTGCAGTAACCACATTGTTCGCCATAGTTGCGCGGTCCACGTCTGACATCTCCCAGAGCTTGTTAAACTCGAAAGTAAAATCGTCAGGTAGTGGTTCACCGAACAGAGAACGCCAGGAGATATCGAGCAGCCAACGGATATGGCGGCGTAAGCGTCTCTCCTGCAGCGAGTTAACCCGGCTGTAGTAGTTTTCCAGATCGCCGTCGCCAGTGTTGAAACCTGCAGGGGACTGCCCGAACAGACGGACGAGAGGAATTCCTGTCGCGCCGGAAACCTGCTCAGCAAAGCGCAGAAGGACATCAGCGATACCCGCAAACGTATAGCTGTGGGTTTCGAACTTATCCTTACCATCCATGATGGTCATGCCTTCGATGGTCTGGAACTGACGTATCATGTCCAGGTGCTTCATCAGCGCCTTTTCAAGGTCGCCTCCGGTAGCAAGAATCTTACGCAGGTCTTCAATGCTATAGGTCCGCAGGTGCGCTTTGTGGATCAGCTGTGTGGTGCCGACCGTCGCAGTATCAAACGCCTCGATACGCTCGAAAATACGCTCCACAACAGACATCCCCCAGCCGTTTTCCGTCTGGGCCTGCTGGAAAGGAAGCGTATCGCCCTCCATGCGGATAACGCGGCTATGGTGGATCTTCCAGGGGGGAATCCCCTGCTGGTTCGTGATTACCTTGTAATATTTCGGTTTCCCAAAATCGGGACCGTAATCGGTAACGAGATCGTAATAACTCGGGTTAACCATCCAGCGGTCAAGGCTCATCACGCCCTTAAACTGCCCCTCTTTGATACGATCCAGTTTTAGCGGGGAGGACATATCCTGCCCTTCAAGCAGAACCACCAGCACCGCACCACCGTACAATCGTGACCATTTGAGGTTATCGTTAAGCCCATCCCATATAGCGAGCTCATCCCAGAAGGTTTCGAGCTTGCCCTTTTGTCCGGGTTTCAGCTTTGAGCTGATGTTAATCCCCTTGCGGGTCATATCATCGGCCATCGCATCCACACCGGCGCCCACGAGGAACGATGAACGATACGCAAATTCCAGCATCACCCTGTTACGGCTGATGTACCCGGGCATGTACATTCCGCCCGTCTGTATGTTTCTGGTGTCGCTGCCAAGTTTGGCCGTGAAATTGTTGTACCCGTCAGCTGTCGCAACGGGCTTTTGTGCGCCGTTCTGGCGTTTCTTACGGGACATGTCACGCTCCGGCCAGTTTGGCCCAATTATCAAGAGAGGAATCCATCGGCGCGTAGTTAATCATCACGGCGTCGGCGAGGTTCGGCGATTTAGTGCCTTCCGGCTGTTTATCCACGAGGATTTTACCGACGGCGTTTTTCGACCACGTAGGCTGTGAAAGCTCCATCAGCAGGCGGTCAATATTTTCTATCTCGCTGCTTATAGAAATGATTTCGTCGGGGTTGTAGTCCATCCCGTTCAGCGCGCGGAAGGTGTTCCGAAACAGCTTGCGAAGATGCCACCAGCTCTGTGCTTTCGCGGTCGCGAAGAAGTCTTTATTCAGGCGCGCCGCTTTACCGTTATCACCAGGAACGGCTTCATCTTCCGGATCGAATACGCTACCGCTACCACGGAAAGGCGTAGCTGTGATTGTTCTCCGGCCTTCAGCCTGCCTGAGCTCGTTTATCACGCGAGCATCTCCACGCGCACCGGCGCCCAGACCGTCCTCATCGAAACGGAACTCATCCAGACCGTAATCGTCACAGTACCCAAACGATTTAACGACAGAGGCGTAGATGTCACTGCCAATGCCAGACCATTCGTGAACGTTCTGCAGAAGGAAGCCATAGCGGCAAGAAAAGCCGTTTTTGTCTTTCCCTTCGTCTGCGATATCCATTGCGCCGAGGCGCTGGCCGCTGGGCTGAATACCCAGTTTGATATGCGCGTCGACGGCAGCCTGTACCCATTCCGAAGGAATGAGAATCCCCTCTGTGGATGCGCTGTAGTTCAGGTCCAGTTCCTGAGCAACGATAATCGGATCATCAATTTTCAGACATTCGTTGCGGTACCACTCATCATCCTTGCGCGGGTCGCTGCGCCAGTGGAACGTAAACACCGGGATATTTCCGCTGTGGCGCTTACGGGCAAACGGGTTATTCATGCCGTTGACGGATGAGAGGTCTATACGGCAGCGAGTTGTCTGAGAGAGCGCAGCGTCGATGAGTAATGGCCGTTTAAGGAATGCCGACTCATCCACGAAATAAAGCGTGGTACGGTCACCACGGCCAATGTTATCGCCAGCCTCACCCTTAATGACCGCGCCCGTTTCCGGAAACTCCACGCGCATGTAAGGAGCGTGTTTTTTGTCATTCCATGAACCGCGAAACTCTACCGGCAGCAGCTCGACAAACTTACGCGCTTTCCAGAACAGTGCTTTCGGGTCGCCGGTACTGTCTACATATTCCTCTTTACGGGAACCAAACCCGATCACCATTTCTTTATTGAAAAGGCAAAGCGAACAGGCCAGACCGATAGAGGTCCAGCTCAGCCCCATTTCGCGGCTTTTTTCTGTCAGTCCATGCTCAAGACTGGCGCGCCTGTCCATGATCCAGTTAATCCATTCCTCCTGGCGGGGGAACAGCAAAAACGGGATGGTGGCAGGCAGGTCATAATCGAGGTTACGCGGGTCCGTCGTCATGCCCCAGTCGATGATGAACTGGGCCGGGTTAGTGCGGTAAAACTCACGGAGTGCCGGAAGCATTTCAGGCGCTTTCCTGATCCGCTCCAGCCTCTCCATTCTCCATTCAAACACGGCGGTATAGTCCGGTTTGCGGAAGTCAAAAGGGAACGGAATCGGCACAGAAAAATTCCTCAAAAACGCCCCGATTTAACATAATGGTCGTTACCCGCACTGGCGCAACAGCACCCATCACGCAAACGGCGTGAAGCCTCTGTTTTGAACAGAAAAGTGGTCAAATCGGGATGAATAAAACGTGCATAAAACGGGTCAAAAAGTGCATAGCGTTTTTACGGTTCGAAACGCCTGTTTTTGCAATTTTCAGCCCAGGTATTTTTTGTAGATATCGGCTGCTTCCTGCGGGGTCAGGTTCGCCGCATCGGCTTTGGCTGCCTCGTCCATATTGTTGAACGGTTCGAAAATTTTCGGTGCTCCCAGCTCCATAAGCAGGGTTGCCGGAACTTTTACCCCCTCAGCCTCAAGCAGCTGCGCCGCCTCCAGCGCGGAGTATTTCCCGGCCACCTTATGTTTCATCACCTCGCGAAGCACATCACGCTGACGTTCTTCCTCGCTATAGACGCTGGTACCAAGACCGAGCACTTTTGAGAAAACAGCAATATCGTTGTGCGTGGGCAGCACATCTTCGATCGTGGTTTTCACACCATCCGGCGATGTGGTGACAACCTTCCGTTTGCGAACGTCCAGGCTCTTACCGGCGACGCGGTTTATTTTCTCTCTGAGAGCTTCGCGAGCCTCAGTGAAAGCGCGCTCAAACTCGATATTCTCTTTACGCCAGCGACGGATCGTCGTCTCGTCCACACCTAAGCGCTGAGCAACCATCCGATTGCTGATTTTGCTACGGGCTAATGCCATGTCCATAACGATACCGACGTAGGCTTTTCTGAAGCTTTTTTTAGGAGCCATACTTCCGCCTAAGTCAATGTGATTATTTTTTGTTCAAAATCCAATTTCTCCGATCCGGGTGCGGCGTATCACGCGGTAAATTCTGGCGTGCAGGCCGCGTCCTCTCTGGTGCCAAGTGCGGCATATCAGAGGGGGTAAAAATGCGGCATATCCTTTTTTTCGGGAAAACTGCGATTTGATGCCCGGAGGCCGCGCAGAACGGGGAGATAGTGGATCGCCCTAATATTTCCACTATGTGGATAACTCAGTCCAAATCCATCTCCACCACTTCACCGAAAAGGTGACCGTAGACGTCCATTGTGGTTTTGATGTTCGAATGCCCAATAAGTCGGGAAACCTTCAGAATATCGACGCCTTTGTTTGCCAGGCGAGATACAGCAAAGTGGCGAAGATGATGGAATCGCTTAATGCCATAGTCGTTCAGGGTTCTGACGAGAACGCCCTGAGTGCCGTAACTAGTAGCAAGGCATGCGCCGGTAAACTGATTGCAGATAAGAGGCTCAGAGGAACCCAGCTTATTTTTATCCAGCAACGCGAAAAGCTCACGCGGCATCCGTACCCGGCGCTCCACTCCTCTTTTCAGCCCCTCATGTATAACGCCGTCAACAACATGCCCACGGATGTCGATCCAGTCGGCTGACACGTCGTTATAAGTAACCGCCAGAGCCTCACCAATACGCAGGCCACAAATCCCGAGCCAGCACGCGATACGCTCACGAACTGGCGCGTTATTCAGTAGCTCCCTGACCGATGATGATGGCGGTATGGTGATGGGTCGACGCTTCCGGCGCGCGGGACGGTCAACAGGGTTAAAAGTGATGAGCCGCTTTTCCACCAGCAGGAAGAAAGCCGAACGAATCCAGCGATGGCAGCCGGTGCGAACCGAATCAACGATATCGCGATGGCTGATATGGAGAATATTTTTTTCCAGTATCGGCCCGTCTACAGCGAGAAGATCGTGACGGCATTTCGTATATGACGACAGCCGTATGATATTTTTTTCCAGCTTGCCGGCCTGATACCCCAGATAAAACAGAATTAACTTTCGGAAAGTCCAGGAATGGTCTATTCCGGTCCAGCTGGCGGTTCGACAATCCAGCTCGATATTCTGTTTTTGCCAGAAAAGATGTGCGGCATCATCAATATTCTTAAAAATGCGGCGGCGTCCATGACCGGATTTTTCATCCTTCCAGTGGACGTAATATTTTGATTGTCCAATGGCATCAGTGGATTCTTTTATCGAAGCCATGCTGAACAATCCTCACTCAAAAAACATTATCAAAGCCACTCAGTGAATGGCTTTTGTAATGTCACGCTGGCAATAGTCATTGCCTGCCCTTCTCAATTTCACGTATTCCATCCAGCTGGTTATTCGCTTTTTCGATGGCGCCCAGTAGTGGCTTGATCCAGAGAACAGCTTGGCAATAAGTCAGCGCGCTGGTGGTAGTGGTGCTATCACCGGCTGCGTCAGCGTTCCCGGAATCGGTGTGCATTGCGCTGGCACGTAGACGGTGCGTGTATTCGAGCAGCCCACCAGCGACATCAGCAGGAACAGGCAGATCACAGGTTTTTTCACGGCGGAGGATCTCCCGGTATTCGATAACCGTGTTATCAGAGCTGGCATCAATCAGAGAGTTAAGTCGGCTGGCGTTCTCGGCCACCTGGTTAAACCGGTTGAAGTTGAAAGCCTGAGCAGCGATAACCGTCCCCTGCAGGGCGTTGTCACTGCGCAGAACGCCGTTATCACTCTTCAGCGTAGCTACGTCAGATCGGCTGTTTGCCAGCAGGATGCACAACACCGCAATAACAATCACCACGGCCACCAGCACTATCGAACGCCATGCGGCTTTGATATCGGCCAGGGTGATCATTTCAGCCCATCCAGACAGAGCTGTTTCTCTGCGTCGCGCCGCTTAACAAGGCCCGGGAGAATAGTCTTCCCTGCATACACCCAGCGGGGGAACTGGTTACAGGCTGATGGCCACGCCGATTTCTGCTCGCGAAATAATGCAAACATTGTCGACTGCTTCATCGTTGGGCACCCGACGTTAAAGGTAATTGACGTTACGGCAGAAAAGGTATTGTCGCTAAGATTTTTGCCGTTGGCGTACCGGTTAACGCAGGATTCAGCATCGAGGATATTTTTTTCCCATTCAGCCGCGATCTGCTGGTCGTTTTTAACTGTGCCGGGTTTAACGCCGTGGGTGTTTCCCATGCCATCGGTGAGTACGCCAGCGGGGCAAACATAAGGATCACGACGACATGACTCCGCGTTACCAATGAGCTCAAGTCCGCGCTCATTGGTTCGAACATGCCCGTTACCGAGCACTATCGCGATGATCGCAGCAACTGAACAAACAATACCCGCAGCACCTGCCTTTCTATTTTGCATTTGCGTTTATCCTGTTAATGGCATCTGTAACAACCTTGACGCTTGCCGGACGATCCGCAGGAGGTAACTTTCGGGCATCATCAAAATATTTTTCCAGCAACTGAGTGCGGCGCCGGTCCTCTTTATGGAGTTTTCTGGCGTCAAGCCGACCGGATATAAAAGAGGCCAGAGAAAGAAGTACGCCAATCAGACCGAAAAACATGAAAACCATGTCCTGGGTTGAAAATCCCAGAGCCGCTGATACAGCTGCCAGCCACGCGAAAAACTGGGTAATTACATTACCTGACTGGTCATTCATACGATGCATTCCACACCTCCGGGTTCGGGGTGCTGTGTGTTAAAAGTTGAAGTTAAATTTTGCGGAAAGCGTACGACGCAACGCCTTTACGCCCTAACTGGCATTCGATTGTGTTTTGCTCTGCGCAGGTGAAGCCCTGCTCTGCAAACCAGCGCCTGATACCTTCATCAGTGAAATACCAGATATGCTCGTTCTTTCTGAAATGATGGGAGCGGAGTATGTCTCCGGCATCAGCGAAAATCGGGATCGACACGAACACATATTCACTGGCCTGCTGTACCGCCAGCTCCGGCTCGTCGATGTGTTCCAGTACATCCCACATCGTCAGTGCTCGCCACTTATTGGCGTAGAGATCTGCGAATGCGCCCCGCTCGTTCAGCCAGGCAATACCTGCCGGATTAACGTCATACCCAAGCGTTCCCGGTCGGGTAGAGACGAACTGACCGGCACCGATACCAACGTCGAGAACAGGGCCGTGAAAATGGCGCTCCACCAGCTCAATACGGGATTGCGTTAAAGCTCTGCCCGTTTCGGTGTCGGCCAGCTGCTGATACTTTGCGAAATACTGCTCGTCATACGGGCGTGATGCCGGAACGGGGTAACGTCCGATCCCCAGCTCCGGTAAAAATACCAGCCCGCTTTCCAGTTCCTGATAAAACGACTTCATGGAGCCAGGCCTCGAATTTATCGGAGAAATTTGAAATCCGCTTGTCGCAGTGGTGATCCCATGCTTCACAGCGGCAGTAATTGTCGGGAATTGCCCAGCCAACACGAGAAAGGTCCATCGCCGGATCGGTTACGATTTCCGGGGCGTTGTGACCACCTCGCCCACCAGCGACAACGTACACCGGCGTTTTATAGGCAATAGAAGCAGGAAGCGCCCAGCCCACCGGCGTAACCACCACGGCGGCATGCTCAATCAGGCGCATCAGCGATTTGAAGTTGAGCTGGCCGGAGTGCATGCGCAGATCTGCTTCGGGAAGTTCGCCGACGGCCCACTCCTCCCCCTCCTGCAGGTCAGCCACGCTGATTACGCAGAAATGCTTTCTCAGTAGCCGGGATGCCTGCAACAGGTATTCCGGATCAGGATTACGGGAGTCACTGCGCCATTCACTGCGAACAGTAGCCGGACGAATTACCGCGATCGGCTTTTCAGACGTAAATTCAGCAGGCCCGTAAGAGGGCAAGTCGAGTTCTGAAGGCTCGGTGCCAAACTGCTGACGCATCGCGTCAAATATTGAACCGCGCCGTAGATGATCCGGACCGTAGAAAATCCGTTTTGTCTGGCGCATATCTGGCGGCAGGTGAAAAGCGGCCTGCGTCCGGTACTCGTTTTTGCGCTGCGTGCGGAGTGTTGTAAAACTGCGAACGGGCAGAACGGGCAAATCTTCATACAGTTCGGGCCAGGCGGTCCGGATATAAGTACCGGCGGGCAAATGCTTAACGAAAGCGCGCTGGTAGATGTTGTCACCCATGCCCAGCATGCCTTCAATGAATAGAGGAACGTTTAACATGCTACCTCGCGTAAAGCCTCATTGAGGCCGAGACGCCGGAAGCACTTAAGCGCTGTCTGGCGGCTACTGTTGATGATATTCACCTTACCGGTCAGCGCTCTGGCGGTATTGGCAAACTCCCCGCGCCATCGCGTGACACTCTCTGCGGTAGGGTTATCCAGCCCGACGTGATCACCATGCCAGTGACTGCCGCCATTAATGGAGCAGTCAAACCCTAACAGGATGATGTTTTTCGCCCCCAGGCTGGCAGCAAAGAGAATCGAGCGCTGCCCGGAGTTGAAGGCCCACCGGGTATCGGTATCAAACAGATTTATCCCATAGCGTTTATGAGCCCGGTAATTACAGGTCCAGCGAGAGGCGGAGGACGGCAGAACATCGATGTTTGCGTCCCACCAGCGCAGATCACCCGCGTAAATGTATTCACAATCAGGCACGGCTCGCCAGGTGGAGTTAACAGCAATAACCGGCAGCCCCGATCCGGAGATCAGTTCGCAATCTGATTTATTGAGAGACGGGCCGGATGCACAAATGATGAATGTATTCATTCGTGTTGACCTGGTTCGGGAGTAATTGGTTACGGTTGCCGATGCTTATCTTCGGCTTGTCTTCGGCTTGTCTTCGGCTTGTCTCTTAGGACTGCAATTAACCGTAACGGGGAGAGCACTGAGCCTACTGTGACGGGTTATCGTCACTCTTTCCCCCGAAGGGTGGCCCTCGACGCAGAACGCCCATAAGCCCAATGCTCTTCCCTGTTACGGCCATAAAAAAACCCGCTCGAAGGCGGGTTTGATTTCGTGCAGGCGCAATAACCTACGATTTGAAGCATACACGACAAGTTCGGACAAAATCAAGTTTTAAGTCGCTAATATGCTAAATTTTGTTCACATCATCACGAAAGCTCGTTGCGTCCTGAAACGCCGAGTCTGCTTTTTGTTCTTCCCTGTGGCAGACGTCGACAAGCACCTCCAGAAACGGTTTCCAGTTACGGGTCCACGTTCTGACGTGCAGATCCGGGACTCGCTTCAGTATCGCTTTATAGGCTGCAGTAGACGGCACCCCAGAAAATCCGTTTCCGCTGCAGCGCTCGCAGGTTTTGAACACCGGCGCGCCGCGCTCGCTTGTGGCTTTGCGGTCGAGCACCTCACCTTTGCCGCCGCAACGGCATCGGGCCAGCAGCTCACCTTTACCGTTACATGCCGCGCATTTACGCTTGACCAGTTCGTGTTTGATTTTCGGCGGTACGATTTCCATTCCGTCAGAGTTGAAGACTCCAGGATGTTTGATCACATCCTCGTACTGAGAGGTTAATCCGCTGCCGCTGCAGCTGTGACACGTCACGCTGGTTTCCGCTGAACGGGAGTATTCGGCAAAGGCGAATTGTGCGAGCACCAGCATGCACCAGCCAAACTCGCCTGCTGCTGCTTTACGTACATTCCTGGGCGCTGATTCCATTGCATGACGCGCCAGAGCCTGTACAGCCAGCTGCTCATCGCTTTTGCTGATCCCGGTCTTACCAAAGAAGGCAGCCAGACCAAACCGCGCTCGGCTGCTGGTGGTACCAATGGCCGCCATAACATCGGTGCCAATGATACGATCCGGTGAGGTTCCTTTCACGTCGTCGCTGATGTGCATTCCCTGAGGGCTAAAGTGTTTTAGTGATGCCTCCAGTTTCATTCTTCACACTCCCCTACCAGGTTAAGAAACACCGCCGCGCCGTGGTTTTCCATGAATTCGTCCTTTCCACTGTCAAGAAACCAGCGGCATACCTCCACGGCTTCGACGCGCGTCACTGGTTTGATGGTGGCCAGCAATTTTTCAAGGTAGCGCTCGCGGTCATATACCGATTCGTGATGTTCGGAGTAACCAAACTCATAGCCCTGTTCTTTAGTTGCAGTGTGGCGAACGCTGTAGAGCCAGTTCCAGTAAACAAACTCACGAACAACGTCAGAAAGCGTATTGGGCTCTGGCAGTACATCACGATAGCCTTCAACAAATGCCCGGCGCTGTTCATCAATTTCGTTCATACGGCTGCCGTTAATGCTGCCAGCTTTCTTCTCGGCCGGAGTCCATCCCCAAAGGTGATCGTCGATAAATTTCGGGGAAGACTTGATTACTCGCTCTGCCTCCACATCTTCGAGAGCTGCCTCATAGCTGCCAAACGTGGCCCTGACTGATGCTGCTTTTTTGATGTCCTCCCGGGCGTTCTTGATTGCCTGCCCCGGGTTATTCATGCCGATGGTACCGAAAGCAACCTGGAAAGGATCTCCACCATTCGCCAGCAAATAACGCGCGTAACGTTCCTCGGCCTCTTTTGGGGAGATTTTAATTTTCTCCAGCGCGGCTTCGGCTGCGTCCAGATGTGCGGGTTCGTTCAGTCGGATCACCTCCAGCACCCAAAGATAAGCGTCAGTTTGCTTATGCCCGGTGATTCTCCGTTGCTCGGGCAGAGGCTTGATGTTTGCGATGGCGGAGCTGTGCGCTGCCGTCGGGATAGTGAATAGTGCTTTATGTTCGTTGTTATCAGTACGCATTACGCAGCCGCCTTTTTCTTATGGAAAACCAGCTCACGAACCTGATCACCGTTCATGAGCATATTGTTGAAATCATCGTGATCCGGCCAGTACACGCTCACGCGCTGCAGATCATTCTTTGCCAGCAGATTGGCATGAGCGCATTCATACGCAGCCGCCAGCCCGGTAGCGCTGTTCTCGTCGCGGTCGGCAAAAATAATCAGGTGCTTAACACCAGCAGGAACGCGGAATTTCTTCATGAAATTTGCCGTCATAGTTGCCCAGGTATTCACGTTATAAATCTGGTGCGCAGATAAGGCCGTTTCGATGCCTTCGGCAATGCCTAGGGTACTGGCGACCGGGAACATACGGATCGCCACTGACCGGGCATGATCGAGATAGTTATCTTCCTGTAGTGATTTCTGTCGCTTTGCGCTGGCCCCGATATCAGCCTTTTTTGCGCCATCGAGTAACGTTTGGTGGAGGTAACACAGCTCCCCTTTATCGTCCGTTGCCAGTGAATAGATCGACTGGTAGACACGGCCGTTATGCCGTTGCTTTGGGTTTAACCGTACAGCCTCGGCTGGAAGCTTAAAAATACCGCGAGAATTAAGGTAATCGGCGCCGGAGGTACCGCGCAAAGGAGCCATTTTTGCAAAATTGTTGAGTACCTTTTTCCGCAGTTTAGAAGCGTCACTGGCTTCAGGCACTTTGTCACGCCTGAACGTATTGCCGATCAGCTCATCAATTTCGCGGCAAACCTCGTTAAATGGTTTGCCCTGGGTTTTGGTAACCAAGTCCAATCCCGTACCGTAGCCGCAGGTGCAAATCCAGGTTCCCGCGCCGTCGCGGTCATCGATGCGGAATTTACCAATCGAATCACAAAGCGGACATTTGCCTCTGAAATGGTGTTTACCGGTGATCGGCGGCAGTCCGTAATGTTCGAAAATCATGGCCCATTGGCCTTTTGCTGCTTCTGCCGTCTTCATGCTCGTTTTCCTAACTGCTGTTTGATATCGCTAATCGCTTTCTGTGCTTGCTGTACTGAGGATGGGGCTGCCGTGCCTGATGCCTCCTGCAGGCGCTTGGCCTTCTCCTGCCCTTTCGCATACGCAATCTGTTTGTGCCGGATGAAATTAGAGACAGTCGGGGTGATCTCCATCGGGAAATCGCTTAACCCGTTAGGCCACTCGTCAAACCGTTCGCGAAAGGTATTTGCGCACCAGCCATCGCTGACGGGCTTTTTCCCCTGCGATACGCGCTGACGCTGATAGAATTTGATCTGACTCCACCAGGCCTGTTTCTCTGCCTTAGTGGGCTGATGCTGGTTTTTACCCAGCTTTTTGAGCTTGCGGCCGGTGTCGGTATCGACGTCCTCACCGCCCAGCGGCTTATGCCCACATTTCGGGCATACATAGACGCCAGCTGGCTTCATGTAATGGCATTGAGAGCATTCGTGTGGCAGTTTTTCGGCCCGTTCCTCAGCTGCGCGGCGCGCGCTTTCCTCCATGCCGTCAGACTTACCGGGAAGATCGTCGTACTCGATTGAATCCGGATAACCCAAACGGTGCACGGTACCGCTGTGATCGAAGATGAGGCAGGACTCTTTACCCGGTGCGGTGCGCAGGCCACGCCCGAGCGCCTGCAGCCAGCGAATTTCGCTTTTTGTTGGCCTGGCGTAGATGATGCAACGAACGTCACTATCGAAGCCGGCCACCAGAACGCCCACACTAACGATGATTTTCGTTGCACCGGTTTCAAAGCGGTGAATGATGGTCTGCCGCTCATCCACTGGAGTGTCGGCGGTCATTACCTCAGCGTTAACACCCGCCAGGTTAAACTGGATTGTCAGGTAATTGGCGTGGGCTACGTTGACGCAGAAAGCGATGGTAGGCAGATCCCGGCCATTCTCCAGCCAGTTCTGTACGATGTCGCCCACCAGCGTAGAGCCGCACATGATTTCAGCCAGCTGCGTTTCGTTGTAATCGCTACCGTACTCAAGCGATGCTTTGGTTTTAACGCCTTTCAGATCCGGCTTAGTTGGCGCGTAAAATTCGTATTTACTCAGATCGCCACGCTGGATTAACTCGCCGATGGTGGTCGGCTTAATCAGTCGGTCATAGTATTTGCCCAGGAACGGGGAAAACGGAGTACCCGACAGGCCAATTACCTTTACGCCTTTGCCGCGCAGACGTTCGATATCCTTCAGGATGCGTTTTTTACGCAGGTGTGCTTCGTCGATAATCAGCAAATCAATATTTTCAGGAAAAACACGACGAATAAGCGTGTCGGCGCTGGCAATCTGAATTTTCCGGTCCGGATCGTAGTTCGGGTGATCCGCCCAGATATAACCGATTTCATCCCCCGGTAATCCATACTCCACGAACCGATTAGCCGTCTGACCGATCAGGATGGTGTACGGTGCACAGAACAGGACGCGCATACCACGGCTGACAAACCCGGCAACGATGAAGGCGGCCAAACCCGTTTTACCGCTACCGGTTGGCGAGTACACCATGAAGGTGTCGTTTGCCTTCCAGTCACGGCGCAACATGTTTAGCGCTCGTTCCTGTGCAAAATTCGGCGTGATCGTCAGCTCCATTGTGCAGCTCCCGTGCTGATGAGATAATAATTTTGTGATGTGGTTTTCATGGATTCCCCCTCACATGGCTGGTGGCCTCCCCAAAGGCTGCCAGCCTCCCTTCTGATTCAGCTCCTCTGAAAAATCACTCTTCCAGGAAGAACCCTTTTCGTTTCTCAGCGCCTGAGCGCTTTGTACTACCTTGCTGATACGGGCGTTTTTTTAAATTGCGCCCTCAAGACAGTGATCTACTTAACCAATGGATCTCTCCTGTTGGAAAAGACCCTATTCCTGCCCCTACACCCAATCCCCCCTTACCCCCCTTTCCCTCTTCCCCATAAAAACGTACTACTTCCCTAGTACATATGAGGAGTTGGGTCAGTTGGTTGCCAACCTGAACAGGCACCTTTAAGCCTGCTTCTGTTCGGGTACCTTTAAACCCGAAACAATGAGGAGCGCGATTGCGATCCAGCCAGGGGAGGTTCGGCGGTATACCCCTGTAAAGCTCTGCCCTGATTTCTTACAAACAGGCGAAGCCTTGTGTTTGCTTCATGCCTTGCCCGGTTCTCCTTGCGGTACGAAACGGGTTCGGCCTCGAACGTCTCCTGGTACACAGCTGCATAACGCTGGATAGCTTTTTGTCGTGCAGTTGGTGTCAGGCTAAGCAACTGCTGCTTAATCCACTCGGCATCAGCTTGTGAGTGGGTATCCGGCAGCAGTGCGTTATCGAAGTTGCTCTCCGGTATGTTCATCGGAAAAAACCTCATCCAGACTGGTTTCATATCCGAGCTGCTTAAAGGCGCTCACAATGCGTTTCCCAACTTCAATATCTGGGATTCGACGACCAGTTTCGTAGTGGCTAACGGCCCCTTGAGAGCTAGCGATCAACGCTGCCAGCTCCCCCTGGGTCACTTTTGCTTTCAGCCTTAGGCTCTTAATACCGCTCATTCGGATAGTTCCTATCTAAATAATACATAACGTACTATACACATATAAAACAATAATACAAAATGGAACTTGCTCAAAAAATACGGATTGTAATAATCATGCCTATGAAACAGAGATGGCAGGACCTGGCCAAATCCAGGATGAAAGAAGTCGGAATGACTCAAGAACAGCTAGCTGAAGCACTCGGTATGACACAGGGTGGGCTAGGCCATTGGCTGAACGGAAGACGTGAACCTAACCTGGAGGTCATAGCAAAAATTTTTAAAATTCTACAAATGCCAGGTTTTGTGGTTGACGCTGACGGCGCAGTGAGCGACGCAAGAGCTGATCACAATGTGTCATTTCACGCCATGAATGAATCGAAAGGAAGCTACCCCGTAATCAGTTGGGTCAGCGCAGGGGATTGGATGGAAGCAGTGGAACCATATCATAGGCGCGCGATCGACCGCTGGTATGATACAACCGTGGAATGTTCAGAAGATTCATTCTGGTTAGATGTCAGAGGGGATTCGATGACATCGCCAGCTGGGCTTAGCATTCCTGAAGGCATGGTTATACTGGTCGATCCTCAGGTTGAACCCATCAACGGAAAGTTAGTTGTCGCTAAGCTCGATGGGGATAACGAGGCCACTTTCAAAAAGCTAGTTATCGATGCTGGTCAACGATTCCTCAAGCCGTTAAACCCTCAATACCCGATCATTCCCATAAATGGTAATTGCCGTATTATCGGCGTCGTGGTCGATGCAAAGATAACCAACCTGCCATAGTGCACAAGCCGCGAAAGCGGCTTTTTTTATCCCCTCCGTCACGAAATCAAACAAAAAAACCTTAACAAACATCGAGATAAAAATTAATACATCAGATTAATCCGTTTTGTATTGACGATGGTTAATACGTTATGTATTGTTTAATCATCAACAAGCAAACGGAGCAGGAAGATGAGCACTCAACAATTGGTATCTGAAAATGGTCCCATCCACAAGCTAGCTATGGATATTGATCGCGTGGTAAACGTGCTTGAATATGCCGAATCTGATCCAGATACTGGCTATAAGCCAGCAGCCCTCATTCAAATTTGCATTAACCAATTAAAGAAAAATCTTTCAGTTATAAATCGCGAAATCGGGCATGACTGGCCGGAGAATAAACAATGATAACTGATACTGTAGTTCTCAATAAAGATGAAACAAGCTCTATGGTCATGAGTTGGGCGCACGATATAACTTGTTGTTCATCTTCATTATGGTTACTCCTTGAAAAAATGACCTCCGAGGAAGAAATAAGAGAACACGCATTAATTACTTTAGTTGTAAAAACATTAGAAGAAGTAAACGAACAAATAAATAACTTCGAAATTAAATCACTATAAATAAAAACAATTAATAAAACACCTTAAATGGTGTGACCAAACTCACCCCGAGGAAATGAAAATGCAAAATTCACTTTCTTTTAACGAGCCAATTAAAACACCACAAATGCTGTTCGGTTCTGACAATATTAATGATTTTGGAAACAGAATTAAGAGCTGCAGGATGGAAGGTGATTCAATGCAGCCGACTATCGAACCCTGTGAGGTTGTAGCTTTCGTTGATTGTGGAGGCCGCGTTCTTACCCCCGGCATCTATGTTTTTACGGACGATGTTTTTGGCCGTAACTGCCTCTTCATCAAGCGAATTGAACCCTTACCGGACGGGGCATTAAAGATTATTTCTGACAATCTCCATTACCAAACTTTCACGCTTAATTCTGGTGAGCAAAAAGATATGCGTATTCACGGAAGGGTTGTCGCTTCTTTAGCTGTGAGGCACTTCATATGACTTTCATCAAAGACAAAACGGCATATAGAACAGCGTGCCTTTATGCGGCGTGTGGTTACGAAGTAATCGCCAGGCTTTATCTTAAAAAAGCATATGGGAGGTAAACAATGCCAATTCAAGAACGCCAAGATATACAAGGCGTGAATGTTAAAGCTGAGCAGTTAAATGCCTTAATGCAAACAATTCACGCACACCACGAACAATTTGACCGCCACCAACTGGATGGCCTTTTAGGTCTGGCTTATGACCTAGCCAGTTTAATTTATAGCTGGACAGAGAAGGAAGAAACAATCGTTTTAGCGAATGAAGATACGCAAAGGGAGATTAAATAAATGGATAACTTAATCACTACATATCGCCGACGTATTTTAAAGGCTGCGTTATTACGCCACCAGCGTAAAACCGGAAGCACCTGCATCATTATTAATATGCCTAAGGGGGGAATAAACACCGTCGAATTAACAGAAATACTGCTTGATGGTCTGTTGAGACGATTCGAAAAGCTGGCTCTCAGTGAATACGGGAATATCGACGGCGTTAAAGCCATCAGAGGAATTTACAGCAACGCCGTTGATGTGAATGGCAGCGGTGAGTTCCTGACAGAAAGCGGAAAGGCATTAATCGACGAGCTCATTTCTGAGCTGGTTGAGTTTGCCAAGAAACAAAAATCAGTCACAGCGGAGACAAGCCATGAGTGATCAGACACCAATTATCACGCACGAACCAGTAAATATCGTGCTGACAATCGAGAACGGGAAAGTTATCCACGCGCGCCCGGTTCAGAACGGCGAGGTTACAGCATCGCTGGAGACTTTTTTATGGATGGCTGAACGCGCCGGTTACACGATCACCCCACCTGCAGGAGAGAAGGACAATGGCCCTGACAGCGATACGAATTCCTGAGTGGGTGCACCTGCAGGCGGTCCATGTCCTCCGCCAGTTCAGAGCCAGGCGGATTCATCCCTGCCGTATGCACGGCTCCGGAAACCTGAGCCTGAGGGTTAATCGCCGCTGGCGGCTGCTGTCCCGAGACGGCGGCCAGAACTGGGAAGTAATGAGCCATGAACGATACAGCAAACTGAAGGACAGAAAATGAAAGCGCTTTTCCTTTCCCTGCTGTTTGGCCTGTTGTTGGTGGCCGTCGTGTTCGGCTCGCTGATTGAGTACAAATTTTTGATGGATTTCGGGAGTTGATTATGAAAACGGGACAACAACCAGCTTACCCATGCCCTCGCACTGATTCTCCTCAGGGCATGACTTATCGCCAGTATCTTGTAAGTCAGCTCGCGCCGGTAGTCGCTGCTCAGTTCTTCGAAAGTAGCGCATGGACCGACTACGACGACATGGCCGGCTCTCTGATGATGATGGTCGACAGCATTATTGAAGCTGAAAAGGAGACAGCACAATGAGCAAATCAGCAAAAGAGCTTTATACCGTACCTGAATGGATGCACCCGTACCTTACGTTATTCCAAAACACTGGAGGTAATGACGTTGAGGATCTGCTGCACGATGAAGACACCAATATGTTCGCAAATAGCATTCGTTACATGTTGATCGTGTCCGTTCGTTCACAATTCGGATTGCTGATGGATATGTATAAAAATGGGCAGATTATCGAGCTTGAAACGATGAAAACAGCCCCTGTGGGTGAAGATTATCAGTCAGCGATCGACATCTTGCGCGACAGAGCTGCTCGCGAACTCGATGGTGGTTTTCGCTCACATCACAACGCCCTGATTTATGCAGCTAATGAACTGGAAAATGCCCAGGCTTTCGGGCGGGAGGTCAGTCATGAGTCTTGACTGTGTACCCCTTTCTACGTACTGCAGGGACGCGGGGGAAACGGTAGAAGCCGTTAACAAACGGATACAAAGGGGGTTATGGAAGGAGGGAGTACATGTATTAAAAGTCGATGGCGTTAAAGAACGCTGGATTGACTTAACGGAGGTTTCAAAGTGGGCAAGAAAGAACAAGGATCATTATCTCTCCCAAGAGGAGTAACCATCCGCCAGCATAAAACTGGCGACACTCTGGTTATCACTTTCACATACAAAGGGGTTCTGTGCCGGGAGCCCCTCTCCAAAATGGAAGCAAACGCGCGCGGTGTGAAGTACGCCGAGCGCCTGCTCGGGGAGATACAAAACCAGATCGTCAGTGGCACCTTTGAATATGCGAAATATTTCCCCAACTCCAAAAAGCTGGAGCTGTTCGGGGTGGTGAAGAAAACCAAAAACATAAAGTCTTACCTGGACGAGTACCTGAAAATCTGCCAGAACCGCAACCTGTCCCCATCGACTATTAACGGTTATGAAAAATGCCTGTCGGCGCTGTCAGCTCTGCATAAACTCCACGTGTCAGAACTGACGCCAGCGGTCCTTAAAAACTGGATAGCCAGCCGGAAAACAAAGCTGAAAACGACCAGGAATAACCTTTCGTTTCTGCGCAGCGCCATCGATGAAGCTGTTACGGATGGCCTGCTGACCATTAACCCAGTAACCCTCGTCAGCGCCAGCCGGTACCACGTGATCGACAGCAGCCCGAGCGCCGATGATTACGAGGTTGACCCGTTCACGCCAGCGGAGACCCTCGCCATTTACCAGAGCTGCAGGTACCCGGAATGGGAAAACCTGTTCCGCTTTGCTTTCAATACCGGTCTGCGGAGCTCCGAACTGTGCGCGCTGCGCTGGACTGATCTCGACACCATCGCGAACACAGCACACGTTCAGGCGGCCAGTGTCGTAGGGGTACTTAAAGGCACCAAGACAAAAGCCGGTACCCGTAAGGTGGAGCTGAACAGTGAGGCGCTGGCGGCCCTGCAGGCGCAGAAGCAATACACCTTTATGAAAAGTGAGTTCATATTCAGCGATCCGAAAACGGGAGAACCCTGGGCGAACGCCGACGCTATCCGTAAAAAAGCATGGGTGCCGACCCTGAAAAAAGCTGGCGTGCGCTACCGTAACCCGTACCAGACGCGGCACACATTCGCCACCAAGCATATTAGCCAGGGCGTTAACCTCTTCTGGCTTGCCGGACAGATGGGCCACAAAGGGCCGGAAATGATATTCCGCAACTACGGTAAATACTTGGCTGAATATGACGGTAAAACCGCGATTTCAGCCGCGCTGTAGCAGGGGAAATATTTCAAAATGTTGGACAGAATCAGGACGTCAGACAGACCTCAATGTGCACGTAAAATGCACCTGAGGTATATCACAGCGAAAGAATTGTTTATTTTCAATGAGTTAAATATCTTTCGGACGCGAGTTCAACTCCCGCCAGCTCCACCAAAATTCTCCATCGGTGATTACCAGAGTCATCCGATGAAGTCCTAAAAGCCCGCATGGCGCAAGCCCTGCGGGCTTTTTTGTGCCCTCAATTTGTCCCGCGAAGTCTGAAGTCAACTAATTAAATCCGAATCTTTTAGGCACCTTGTTAGGTACCTCATAAGGCTTTATTGTTTTTGGGTGCCTAAAACTATGGAAACCCGGCAATGGCAAGACAAACCAAACCTCTATCCGTTAAAGAAATCGAATCTGCTAAACCCAAGGAAGCGGACTACGTTCTCTATGATGGCGATAGCCTTGAGCTACTCCTAAAATCCAGCGGGAGTAAAAATCTGGCAGTTTCGCTACATTCGCCCTGTCACCAAGAAACGTGCGAAGAAGAGCATAGGCCCTTACCCATCAGTTACGCTTGACGATGCCAGAAACTACCAGGCAGGTTCTCACTATCTCCTGGCGAAACAGGAAGATGCCGTAACTAAAAATCCCTTAACTAATTTAAATTATACTCGGAGTAGTTAGGATGGTTCTAAGCGTTATGGAAGTATTAAAAAACTTATCCCCTTTGCTTCCAGTGATAGTATCAATCATTGGATTGAGAGCGGGCTGGATATATAAAAGGGACAAAGTCTTTAACTCCAGAAAAGCTATTAGCGAGTTTTCGTACAACCTCTATAAAAACACAAACGATGAAAATTATAAGCGAATTGCTGAAGAATACGGCATTTCAGCATTAACAAAAGACTCAAATCTGACACCAGAACAGAGGAGAATACTTTTGCGTTCCAAAGATCCGGTAAGAGATATTGATAATTACAGTAAGTGTCAAAAACTTTTGTACATTAGTGACAACTCAACAATATTTCAGTGGGCTAAAAAAAGATATCGATTTTGGATTTGGAGAAAATCCGTAGAAATAGTTAGCCTCATCATTTATTTTATAAGCGGCTTTGTAGTTGCAATGCCGTTCATGTATAGCACTATGTTCAGCAGTGGTTTGGTTGAAAAAATAAACAAGTCATCAGCAATGCTTAAATTTGGTTTAGCTGCATATTGTGTGTTAATGGGAATCAGTACCGGGCTGTTTTTCTTACATAAACTTTCGACCATAAACATCGCAGAAAAGACCATCAAATCTAACCGATGATGCCTCATAGTGTGTCAGAAACCCGGCGACGAAATGGCGGCAGAGCATTAAAAATGCGTAAATGGACGATAAGGTTTCTGAATCAGGCAGACAGATAGCGATTAATGGTGCAGGTATTGCCGGTGCTGCTGCAGGTGGCGCAATGGCGGGATTAATGTGTGGGCCAGGCGCACCTGTTTGCGTGCTTATCGGCGGCTTCGTCGGCGGCGCTCTTGCTGCATGGGAAATGGGACGTTTGTGGAATTGATTATGCAACAGGTTAATTCAATATCTCTGGTTAAGGTTCACGACGCTACCGATGTATCCCAGGCTCAATCTGACGTTGTGCTCAATGGTAAAAGCACGGGCATTATTGTACCGGGACAAGTGCTTGAAGCAGCAGTCCAGGTTAATGAGCAGCGTTACATCCTGTTTCTGACGGATGACATTATTTTCGAGGAATCCCTGACGATTGCCCTTATTGACGTTCATGACGGGCTTAAAGAAATTGTTCATTTGGGAAATGAGTACTCAACAGGGAGTTTTACGGATCTCCTGGTCACTGACGATAGCATGGATTTCAGGTTTATTGGGGATTATATCTGGTCACTGAAAGTATCAGATTCACCTCGCCTGCGGCTTCCTTTTGTTTCCGATCCAAAAGGTGTTAAACGGGAGTCTGGTCTGAAAAAGTACATAACGATTTCTGCCACATCGGCGTCGGAAAACGTAAGCTGAAGTCATTATTTAACAGAATGAAAAGGCTTTCTGCTGAGCTGGATAGCCAACCAGAATCTCCATCGGTAATAACCCTATTAATCTGATGAAATCCTGAAAGCCCGCGCTGTACACCCCCTGCGGGCTTTTTAGTACCTCACCCCACCGTTCCCCATCCCTTTGACAAACATCAACACCCTCTCCCCCCTTCCTGTGCAAAATTACCCACACCACCCAGCGCTACGGATTAGCCGCCCCAACCCGGAAGGAACCCCAACATGTACAAACCCATAACCGTCATAATCTTCATTCTCCTGACCCTCGCCGCCCTCGCGGAAATAGGCTTTTTATCCTTTGGATAATCCTCATGTGAATTCTCCTCATCAGGGCACATTGATCTCATTACAGTTTTTTCCTAAAGCCACCCCGCTTCGCCTGTGCCATGCTGAATCACGCTCATAACCGATAACGTTAAATGAGGATATTATGAAAAAAACAATTATCGCATTATCTGCCGTTCTGCTGGCTTCCCCAGTATTTGCTGCGACCACACATGCAACTG